AACGTAAAGTTAAGTTGATTTTTTAAAGTCTCAAGAGACTGTAAAACTTGTTGTTGGTTATCTACTGTGTATTCAGCGGTAGGTTCTGGTATGTAGATTGTTATTTTTGCCATTATCTTCTCCCATCGGGTTGTACATCTGCTCTAAATGTACCGTATCTCCAAGTTTGACCTGAAGATGTGTTTTCTATTTTTAAACTTGCAGCTCGTCCTCTAGCTCTAGTGTCTACTTTATCAGTTGAACTGTTTATGTCAAACGGACCTAACAAAGAAGATGATGCAGTGTCTGTAGGATAGTTTTTTAAATTAATGGTAATTTGTGCATTACCCTGTAACCTTTTAAAATCTGGTATAAATCTTCTTATTTTAGTAAAAAACTCTCCATCTCCACCTTGATGGATCATGAAGTCTCCAGATTCTACAAATGCTTCAATAGCTGTAATCGTATCACCAACTACCTGATCTGTTCCTGTTTCATGTGCGTAATAGGTTGTTGAACCATTAATATCAGTTACACCTTGTATTGTTGGAAAATTAGGAATACCTGTTTGGTTGTATTCTGTTTTATATGGAACTGAAAATAAATGTGCATCGTTAGCCGTTGTCCTTGCTAAAGAACTTGTGTACCAACAATTCTCACCCCTGTTCCAAGTTACAGCTCTATCAATAACTTCCGAATTAGCAGACGGATAATACCAAGTCACTTCTCCAAATAAACAATTTACACCAGCGTAAACAAGTTTTTGATAACCATAATTAAATCCAAGGTCTCCTGGGTTGTTTTGAGTAAATACAAAATCTTCAACTGAGCAATCTAATGTTTTAACAGTTCCGTCAAAATAATTAAATCCACCGGAATCATCCATCCAGTAAACAATACCGTCTTTGAATGCCATTGCATGTTGACCAACACATCCACAGTTTGATCCTACTTTTCTAATACTAAATGTAAATGGAGCTCCTACATATTGAATTGTATAAGCTGCAGTATCTGTGGTTACCAATATGTAATCTTTTCCTCTGATAGCTGCACGGATTTCTGTTCCATCATCTATTCTAAATGTGCCCGCTGTATTAATTGATGTAGGCGCATAACTGTTAAAATTTTCTTGATCTGAAAAACGAATAAACATTTTGTCTTGTGTGGTTGTATCACCAATAGTTGTTTCAGTTCCGAGATGAATAAGATGTCTATCTTGATCAGATACAATGGTCATAACAGATTTTGTAGGAGCTCCAGACATGACTGCTGCTCTTGTCGTCAATGCAGTTGGTGTATTTTGTATAGGTTGCCAAGTAAATGTTCTACCATCAAATATAGTAGCAATTAAGATTTGACCAAAATTATCAAGTGACCAGTTACCTGGATCGATTGTTGTACCACCAGCTAGCGATGCCTCTCCCCAACCTGTAAGTGCTACAACACCTACACCATCGGAGTGAGACGCTGGAGTTGTGCTTTGAGATCCTCTAGTACACCCTGTTAAATCATTTCCTGAAATCCCTGTATAGCTTATGATCTCTGTATTAATTCTTACAGATCCAGATGTAGGAAATCCTGTTGTGTCTGTTAAAGTAATCGTTGTTACAGAGTTATTAATTCCTCCGTTCAAAGTTGTCTCTAAAGAACTTTCTCCACCGTATAAATCTGTACCCCATCCAAAACCTGCAGTTTGACCAATAGGTCCAACTTTTACATATCTATTAATTGTCGCTGCACCATTAGCTGTATTATTGGCTGTCGCATTGGCTGCCATAGTAATTGTAAATGAATTAGCATCAACTCTCGAAGTCACTTCAAAAGTTTGATCTTCAAAGTTACCTGCAGTATATCCAGCACCTGTTGGTGGTGTTACAGAAGTAAATGTAAAATAATCACCTTGTTGTAATAAATGTCCATTAAGATTTACAGTAACAACGGCTGATCCATTGGTCGTGTCAAATGTTGCGCCAGTCTGTGCAGTTTCTAATGGAGTAATGTCATAGAAAGCATCTTGATAATATATAAATAATCCTTTCAAAGTTCCTATTGCTGCATAAACACGTCCATCTAAATCTGTGTATTGATGCTGTGCTCTTGCAACACTAGGTAAAGTATTTGTAGTTATTTTTTCCCAACCGCCAATTTTTTCAGGTAATCCTGAACGAAAACGTACAAAATCTCCGTCTACATATTGCCCTTCGGCAGCTGTATCAGTTATTTGTTTGTTGAAACCTGGTTTTATATTAATTAAACTTAATGGCATAGCGCCATTATACATGATTATCTTGTAGTATTAAAGTTTGTCGCAATTTCCGCTTATTATCAGCCTAGTAGAGTCTTCATTTGGTAACACCATATGAGGAACACTTCCATCAAAAAACAAAAGTTTATTTATTTCAGGTTTAATTGGAATAGAATCTGTTATGACATAAGGATATCCAGGATTATGAAAAACTATATTAGATGATTTGTCAGTACAATCAATAAACCATACAAAAGAATAATTATTACCATTACCGTGGACATGTAAAGAATGAAAGTTTCCAGGATAGTATTTTTGTATCCAACAACAATTTAAAGAACAATTATGATCTAACATTATTTTTTTCAATTTTTGATTTACAACTTTTTTTAAGTTTTCTAAATCAGATGTATGGTCAAAATTATTAGCGTTCTCTCCTTCTTTTTTTAATTGATGATTTTTTATAAATTTTTTAAAATCTTCATCAACTTGTATTTCATATTCTTTAATATATGTTGTTATAGCGTGAATTTTTCCGTCATGTATTTTAGAGTGAACATCATGAGAGAAAGTCTCTAACTCACGGACTTCTTTTTTAAAAAACAAGTTCCAATCAGATACTATCCTTACTAAGTTATTACCAAAATGTCTTAAATTCTCAGCTGTCAATTTGATGTATTGATTTTTTCTAAGATGTTTTATTTCTTCTTCATCAAAAATAATTTTACAACTTCCATCAAATTTGTTTTGATCAAATTTCATTATTTAATTCTTTCTGTTCCATATAATTGTCTTGTATCTTTAGCCCATTTTGTATGAGGCCCATTTTTATCAACGTAGTGTAAAAAAGTTTGAGCCTGCCAATCGCCTTGAAATTCTTTTCTACCATGCATTAATTCGCAGCCTAAATATATTACCGCTTCGCCAGGATTTAAATTTATAGGGGTATCACCCATGTAAATAGGCCATTCCACTCCGTCTGATCCTAAACAAACGGTAACACTAATTTCACATGACTCTCTATCTGTATGATTTGGTAAATCAGCTAATTTAGTATACATTCTCCAAAATGCATAAGTGGGAATAAGTTCTAAACCTGTATGTTCTTCTAAAAGGGATTTTTTGTTCACCATAATCGACTCCATCAAAGGATCTCCATAAAACTTAGTATCTCCATTTGGATTTTGTATTATATCAAAATGAGTAAAATTTATTCTGTGTTTTATTTTACAATAATCAGAGGCTATTTGAGCCTCTTCTTTTGTCAAAAAATTTTCAACTTTTTTATATTTATAATCTTTAATTGTTTTCATTTTTATCTAACTCTAAAAAAAAGGGTTGAATAAGTCTTAATGAATTTTGCTCATCTTGTAAAGGTTTGTGCATAATGTTTGAATTGTATATTACCATTCTATTAGGTTTTGCTCCGATTATAATATCTGGTTCTATTTGTTTAAAATTTTCTTCTGTAGATGTGTATAAACCCGTTCCATCATCTAATCCAAACGAGTTATAATAAACAACTCCTGCTAATTCACATCCAGTGTCAATGTGCGGCGACATTCCATACTTTATAATTTTATCTAAATCACTATTATATATTTTTCTAAAAAATGTTTTTATTTTCTTAGGTTTTAATCCTGTTTTAAGAAGTAATTCTGATTTAAATAAATTTAATAATGGAAAATCTGAATCAAATACACTTGTTTCATAAGTAGGATATCCATGTGTTTTATTAAAATACTTTACATTACTAGGATGCCATACTTTATTATAATTAAATAAATTAGCTGCGGTCATCATGTTACAAAAATTTTCTTGAGAGTAAAAATCATCAATAACTTTTAAATACATTACAAACTCCAACCAACAATAGAAATTCTTTTTCCTTTTACAGGTTTAACAGTATGAGGAAACATAAAATTACTTGGAAATATAACCATTCTAGCAGGTGCTTTTTCAATACACCATTCGTTTTTTCCATTTGGATCTACAAAACAAAGTTCTCCACCTTCATAATCGTTATTTAAAAGCAAAAGACAAGTCATTGTTCTTGGAGCACTTTCATAATGATCTGTATGGTATTGATAAAAACCACTATTTGTATATTTCAATACCTGCACATCAACTATATTGTTAAAGTTAGAAGGTAAAATATATTTTATATCATTAAAATATCTTTCTAAATGACTTTGAAAATTACTTTTAAGTAAGTTAGCCCAATGCACCTCAGTCATTGATTCACTTAAATTATTAAGTCCTTTGGTATACGTTTTTCTTATATTAAAATTTGTTTCGCCTTGATCTATAGTTGCTTCTTCAAATTCAAAAGTATTTATTACTCTTATTAAATTAGATAGTACATGAGTAGGCAAGGTATTATCATAAACTTTAACAAAATCTTTTACTTGCATTTTTTTCTACTCCATAATCTATTTTTATAAATATTTATATTTTCAAGTCCCCAATGCCAAATGTTTTTAACTATGTCCTTTGTAGTTATTTTACCCACACTCATTTTCCAGTCATCTCTTTTAAAAGGAATAATTTGCACATAAGGAGTTCCTTTTTCAATCGTAGTTTGAAGTGTAGGATATTTATCTCCATTTATGATCATTGGAAAGTTTATATGTGTTTTAACTTTGTCTGTATCAACAATTCCAGGGATAATTGAAAATCGATCGTCGGAATTATTTAAAGGAGGTACAAAAAGACAAGAGTACCCAGGAGGAGTTTTGATTACCCAAGGATTAATTATTTTATAAAAAGGTAAATTTTTATTTTTTTCTATAGCAGGTGATCCTTCTAATTGGCTGCATGGATGCACTTGTGGTTCGTTTGTATTTATATTCATTCTTTTAACGTTTACATAATCATAAAAAAAATCTCCTACTGCAATATAAGTATCAGGCACACCTTGTTCGTTTTTAATATTATGCGTTATGGTCATACTTATTGGAGTGTATAAAACATAACCCATTGTGAGAGTATCTAAAAAAGGCATGCATCCTTTAACTGTTCTTTGTAAATGTGTATGTTTTAATTTTTTATACCAATCAGGTACATTCATTTTAACAGGTTTTGGGTAATCTTCTTTTAAATTAAAATAATCTTCTTGAGCAAAGAACTCAATTTTCTTTTCAAACATATTTTGTAAATATACTTATTTACATTAATTGTAAAGGATGAATAACTGTATGTCCCTGACTTTCCATGTATTCTTCTAATGATTGATACATTGGAAAAGTTATTGTTGAAATATTAATTGATTCTAAAGCAGTTAAATAACTTGACGCTGTTGAGTTTTCATTACCCTTAAGATAATTTTTTAATTCACCTTTAGATTTTTCAATGATCAATTCTAATTGGGACGCATTAATGATAACTGGTATACCTTGATCTGTTGGAACACTAAAAGGAACAAACTCACCATCTGTTACTTCATTAGGTCCTAATCTACCATGTTCGGTAATATTAGTTCCATCATAACTTATCCAAGATTTATTTAATCTTACGTTATTAAAAACTTCGTCACTGATATCTACAACAGTATAATTAGACTTTACTATGTCTACATTCAAATTATCAAGCGCTGCTTGATCAGCAGCTATTGCTACTATTCCATTTAATGAAGTAAATACTGCTTTAGCCATAATCTATTACACACTCTCCGCATTCTCGTAAGCAAAAAAATATCCTGGATTACCTGAAGAACCTGGATTTCCGACTGGTTGTGTTGGACCACCACCGCCTCCTCCGTTACCAAAACTTATAGGACTTCCAAAAACTGCATTTCTTACACTAGTTAAATCTGCATAATGACCTGAGACACTACCTGGATTACCTGAAGAACCTGGACTAAATCTTGGAGCACCTGCTCCTCCATTTCCGCCGTTTGCAGTACCTGTAGAAAAATTCGTCGCGCCGCCTGCTCCTCCTGGACTACCGTTTCCATTAGACGGACCGCCGCCACCGCCGTTACCTCCGCCGCCTACAGAATAGGAAAAAGTTCCTGGTGCACCAAAAGCAAAATTAAAAAATCCGAAACCACCAAAACCTCCAGAACCGCCTGATCCATTATACATACCGCCGCCGCCTCCGCCGCCGCCGCCAGATAAATAAACACCGACTTTGTTAGCTGCTGGGTTGTTTTTGTTATAAGTTCCTGAACCTGAAGTTGCTGCTTTTGCGGGTAAGTAAGGAACTGATCCTGCAGAGCCCGCTGCTGCTGCTGTAACTCTTCCTTGTTGATCTACTGTAATTGTTGCAGTTGAATATTCCCCTGGAGTTACTGCTGTGTCTGACAATTGATCTGGGCCTACTGCATCGTTTGCAATTTTAGCCGTTGTAATTTGATTATCAGAAATTTTTGCTGTTGTAATTTGATTGTCTGAAATTTTAGCTGTAGTAATTTGATTGTCTGAAATTTTTGCTGTTGTAATTTGATTGTCTGAAATTTTTGCTGTTGTAATTGCATTATCATTAATTTGAGCCGTTGCAATTGTTCCACCTAAAGTATTTAAAGCAATTTCATTTAAATTAGTCCCGTCAGAATAAGCTGCTACAATTGCTGCTTCTCCTGCTGTGAAACCAGTCCCTGAAACTGTTTTTATCGTTAAGTTAGTAACACCAGTTACTGCTGATAAATCAAAAATGTAAAATTTTTCAATGGAATTTGGAATAGTTACAGTCGAAGCTGTAGTTAAAGTACCAGTAAATTTAATTACCATGTTTCTTGCATTCGAGATTGTTTTATCTGTCATTGCAAGAGCAACAGTTCCACCATCTGTAAGTGCTACTGCTTCATAACCAGCGATTGCTTGTTGAATTAGATTTAAATTATTATTTGTATTATCACCCCATGTACCAGCGTTTTCGCCAGTGACCATGAGTTCTAGTTTAAGATCTGTAGAATAACTTGATGGCATAAATTTTTATTTCTCCTATTCTTGGATTTTACTCCTGTTAAGCTGCCAGGTCAACATCAGACCATGTAACTTGTGTACCTGTGTCAACTTCAGCCCACGCAACAATATTAGGAGAACCAGTATTAGCTGTCAAGCCTATGCCTGTAGGAATGACCACAGCCGTACCTTCTGCTGTGATTTGACCAGTATTAGCACTTAAAGCCACCCCTGATACATCATAAGTGGCTATATATTCTGCTTGTCCTATATTTGTTGAAGCTGAAATCCCTGTAGGGAACACATTAGCATTCGCTGCTGTGTCCTCATTTCCTATGAAAATGTTAGCTGCTACACCTGTAACTGGAACTTCTTGAATTGTTCCGCCTACAGCTTCTCCTATTGCTGTTTGTAAATTTATTCCTGTAAGTTCAAAATTAGCCGTACCTGTAATGGTGACATCACCAATACCTGTTGAAATTAATTCACCAACTGCAATTTCAGTATCAGAATCTGCTTTTGTTCCAACTGGTGTAATTGCTGTTTGTAACTGACCTGCGCTTTCTACTTCAACTATAATATCAGTAAATGCGTCTTCATTACCTGTTACAATAGAAGCTGAAAGACCGTTTGGTCCAGCTGCTATAACAGAATAATTAACTCCCCAACCAAGATTACCAAAAGTGTCTCTACCCCAACCTTCACCAACTAAGAAAGTTGGATCGATAGTTGCTTGACCTGGATTTGCTGAAGCAGAAGCACCTGTTGGTATTACAGTTCCTTCTCCTTCTGTATCTTCGTTACCTACAAATGTTTGTAATGCTATGCCTTCTGCTGTTGGATTAGCGTCAACTCTTGACGCTGATTCACCGATATTGGTTTGAGCTGAGATACCATCAACATCAACATCTATTGAAATACTTGCAGTTAGTTGACCTGTTGCTGCGGTTAATTGTTGACCTGTTAAAACTACATCACCAACTGAACCCCAAACTGAGAAGCCCCATACTCTTGCACCCCAACCGTTATTTAAAACGTCTGAAGTTGCTGAACCTATGTTTGCGGATAAACTTAATGATGAAACTTCTATTCTTTGTTCAGTTTCAATTTGAAAATCGCCAACACTTGAAGACGCACTTACAGAGCCTACAACTTCGGTGTGATTATTTTGTTCACCGTAGTTTCCTATACCCCAAGTAAGTTCGTTCCAAGCATTGGCCATTCCATATTAACCTTACGATATTCTTATAATCGCTTGTGTATCGTTAGCATTAGGGAACTGTACAGTGAAAGTTCCTGCTGTTGCTGTTTTATCTCCACCAAAGTCTAGAACCGCTACTGCAGTGTTAGTGTTTGATGTATTATAAATCAATGCTCCTCTTGCAGTTAAAGTAACTCCAGTAAATGATAAGTCATTAAAATCAACAAAAGCTGTTGTTCCGTTTACTGATACTAATGCATTAACGAGTGCTCCTCCACCAGATGCATATTGACCTGTATTAGCAACTTCGTTACTTGTTGTAAATGAAGTTGTGTCTGCTCCAATAGATGCTGCTGACGTGTATAAAGCTAGTTTGAAAACATCACCAGTTGATACTGTGAAATCGTGTTCACCTTGTAATAGCTCTTCTTTAAAGCTATTACATATTGCGTTAGTTGTAATTGCCATTTTTTCCTCCTAAAAATTTGTTTATGGCGATGGTGAAGGAACCTTAACTCGTGGCACTCCATCATCGTATTCACCTCTACGTCTTCTACCCATTTGTTGTAAGGCAAAAGCTTGTATACTATCATCATACTTTGTTTTATAGAGGTTGTACATATCAGCAGGGCCTTTTAAATAAGCAAATGCTTGTTCTAAGACACCATATAACAGTAAACCATCCTGATATTGAGCTATAAATGTATTATTTGTAGATGTGAAATGAGGTGGATCGATTATGAAATTAATTTGAACTAAATATGTATTATTAGGTGTTGGAGCAACCACAGCTGTAAAATCATCCCACATAGCATAGTATTTAGGAAGTCCGGTTTCTCCTGATCCATTAAATTCAGAAATAAAACTTGTATCTCTTTTTTCTAAAAAACTTCTTGTGCCACTTGCGTCAGTTGAATCAAAAGTTTGAACAGATCGCATGACAACTAAATCTGAAGGTAATGATAAATATCTTTGACCTGTAACAAAATTAGAAGTTGAGTATTTTCTTAAATCATCATAATCAACTTTACCTGCAATATCAAGTTCTGTTTGTCTAATAAATTGATCGAGTAATGAATCCGTTAATACATTAGAATCAACTTCTGTATAACTTCTAACTTGTGCTAAAAAATCTGAATAACTAATTGCCATTATGATATATCCACGGTTACTGATCCTAAGTTAGATCTTAATTCTCTAGCTTTATCTTGTGCAGTCGGATCTTCAGGAACCATACCATCTGATCTAAAAGCAAATTCTCCCGGTAAAGATAAATCTGCTAAAGCAAACATCTTGCCTCCTGAGTTTGCGCTAAAATCTTGCGATCTTGGATTCTGTAAAGCTATTCTATCTGCTACGACTCTTTTTCTTCTAATCTGAGGATGTTTAGGTTCAAATTCAGAAATATGCACCAATGATCCATTCCATTCTCTAACCATTTCCTCATATGGAAACTCCATACCTGATCGATCAGATATTGCTTTTGAATTTTTACCTGTTGCAAATCCAGCCATTAGACACCATCCCCAAAATAAGTTTGAGGTGAAATATATAATGAAGTTCTTCCACCATCTTGATCCAGAGCTCTTTTCATTTCATCTTCATAAACTAATTTTAACATTTGTGTTCTTTGTGGATCATATTGCATTGATAAATAATAAGCTAATCCTGCTACCATGCATGGTAAAAATCTGTAAACGACATCTGCATCATTTGTATATGCGCCTGCATCTTCAATTCTTTTAATGACATAATATTTTAAAACTGTGTAAGTTGATGCATCAGGTGCCTGGTATAAATAAATTTTTGGCGTTACTTGTCTATCGACATAATATTGAGAAGGTTGCCCTGTGGCTAATTTATTAGGTAGTGCTGCGTAAGCAGATCTATCAATTTTTGTAATAGAAACATCTTGTGTATTCACGTCATTCGATGCTTCCGCCGTTGTTGAAATAAAGGCTTCTAAGACATCACTAACATCTGAACTGACAGTATACTCCGCTTGTCCAGCAACAAGTGTTACTTCATCTAATTCAACTTTCCACATGTGAACACCTCGATTACCCCATTCTGCAAAAAGAAGGTTTAAATTTCTTCTTGCTCTTTTCATATCATTTCCAGAATTGGGTCTAATACCTACTCTGTTGTAAGCTTCATCAATTATTTCATCAATACTTAAATTGAATGAGGTAGTGCCTGAAGTTGCCATTAAATTAAATCCTTATAATAATCTTCATATGATTTATTAGAAACAGGTGTTCCTGCTAAATCTGATTTGATGTGTGAACCGATATAACCACCTGTACTTGCTTTTACACAGTTAGGAACCATCTTATTTCCTTTTTTCTTCATGCCGACTTGTTTATAGCCATCCCAACATGTTCCTTGTGTTATTGAACCACCTTTTCTTTTTTTAATAATTGTTTTCACGTTTGTAGGTTTTGGACCAACATTACCTGCTTTTCTTTTTCGGGCAACCGCAGAAGATATTTGACCCTTTGTCATAGATGCAGCTTTTGCTGCAGGTACACATTTTGGATATCCTCTTTTTGAACGGCTTGCGGATTTTCTCCCACACTCTCGATAACCCCCACCAGGTTTTTTTGATGATATATCTACCCATTTTTCTTGAAACCATTTTGTTAATCCTCCCTTTTTATATTTAGGTTTTCCTTTTGTGATAGGAATGGATTTTATATCCTTACCAAAGTGACGATCAAGTACGAACTTAGCTTTTTTATCCTTTACCTGCATTTCAGTCCCACTTAACGAAGACCCTCCTTTTTTATCTACATTAACATCTTTTGTGATGGGAACTTTAGATGTAGCTTTATTAGGTCCTTTTTGACCACCTGGTTTTTTTGGTTTTTCTTTTTTTAATAATTCTTTTACTTTTTTACCTGTTTTAATTAAAGCACCGAACCTTGCTTTTTCTGTAACTATTTTAGATTTTTGAATTCTTCCTAAACCTGATTGTGCACCAGCAGTAATTGCAAGTCCTTTAGATGCTTTTTTTGGACCCCAATCTTTTCTTTTTTTACCAGAAGGATCTTTAATTTTACCAGCGCATATTTTAGAGGCATATGCGTTCGCGTATGCTGACGGGTATACCCTAAATTTTCTTTTTGCAGCGGCTTTACCACGTGCACACAATTTGGTCATTTAATCCTCCTTATTAGCGGCCGCCTTAAGAGTGACAATTCTCTCCTTTAAACGGTTGTACAACTTCTTTGATTTTACCACTTTCTGGGAAAATAGTCTATCAGACAGACTTTTTGCGAATGGATTTAATAACCCTTTGTTTCTTCTTTTTTTCATCTCTGGCACCTCTAAGTTTGCCTTTGATTTGTTGTGGTATCTGTGATCTAGTTATTGGCATAAATTAATTTACCATATTCTGCTAAATAAACATACTTTAATTTTGAATTTTTTAAAAAATAATTTAAATCTGAGTAAGTCTCTACTAAAACCTCTCCTGGAAGATTAAAACTTGTGTTTACTAACATAGGAATGCCAGTTTTTTTATAAAAACAATGAATTAAATTATAATATTCTAAATTATCTTCTTTTCTTACTGATTGAATTCTAGATGTTCCTTTAATACACAGTCCATTTTTTAAAATATTTTTTTTATTTTTTTTAAGATTAAATATATACATCATAAATGGAGTGTAGAAATAATCTTCAAACCATTCTTCTCCATGCTCGTCTAATATAGATAAAGCAAAAGGTCTAAACCAAGCTCGTTTTTTCACTTCATTCATTTTTTCATAAGAACTTTTAATGCATGGACTAATTAAAATAGATCTTGCGCCTAAGCCTCTTTGACCTGATTCACTTCTTTTTTTAAAAATAGCAACAGGCTCTTTTTCAAGTAGATTACATACTTCATCTAATGTTACATTTTTTGTAGGATATGGTATGCAACTTGAGGAAAACTCTTGCGGGATTCCGGTGTAAATAGATTTTATTTTTAAGTCAAAATTTCTATAAATATTTACAGATCCTATAGAAATACCTGAGTCATTGTTGTAAGGACTACAGAACAATTTTTTATATATTTTTTTTAATTTTGAATTAGCTAATACGTTTTGAGCCACACCCCCTGTGAAAGCAATCTTTTCATTTTGGGGTATTTTTGTAAAAATTTGTGTTAATCTTTCTTCAATATAATTTTGCGTCGTGGTGGCTATATTTAAATAATTTTTATCTGACTTTTTAACTTTGTCATTGTTTACATTCTCTAATAGCTTTTTATTATTAAACCATTGATTATCGTTTTCGCCATAAGATGAAAGAGCCATTAGTTTTCCTTCCGTAAAATATTGCCTATTAAAAATTTGAAATGCTCTTTTCTCATATATAAATCCAATTTGCTCATCAAAATAATATTTTTTAAATAATTTTTTATCATTAAATTTAAAAATACTTTCTCTTTCCCATAAATCTCCCTTTAATTTTACACCTCTACCATCAGCTACAATAATATTTGAAAAATTTCCCCATGCTAATGCTTCTGCAGCATGTAATAGGTGATGTTCGTTATTTCTGTGCACGGGCACTTTAATTATCTTATTGGCTAATTTCGAACTTTGACACATTATGATTTCCCAAAGTTTATAACTATCTTCATTAAGAGCAGTGACTATAATTAAATCACATTCTGTATCACAGATTAAATCTATAACTTGTTTCGAAGGAAAATTATTTCCTTTAATTCTATTATATCTATCTAATTCAAAATGAAATATTATCTCATTTCCAACTACATAAGTCAGAGCAGCGTTATGACTTAAATTTATTGAAAGTATTTTTTTATCTACCATGGGGAGTATACGGTCTTTTTAGTAACATCAGATCTAGTAGCGGTCAATGACTGCTTTCTATTTCCTTTACCAATATAAGACACATGTACCCATCCGCTGTGTGGACCTTCTTCTTCTTTATAAAATTCTAAAATAAGTTGATCAAAATCTAAATTTTCTTTGATATATTTGGCTAAAGCTCTATTATCAACACCCATAACTTGTATATCCGCAGCTTCGCCCTTAGCATGTTGCGAATCAATAGAGCTTCCTATTCTTATACATAATTCTGGTGATCTGTAGCCTGATGAAACAATAACTGGAGAATCATAATGATTACGAATAGGTTGTAGTATAGATTCACAAAGTCTTTTTAAATTTTCAATTTGACCTGCTGTTGGATTATTATTAATTCCATTACGTGATGCAACCTGTGAGGCTGTAAGTTCTGCTAAACTAAAATTAGTTGTTAGTTTCATATTTTGTAACTATGTTTAAATTAAATCTTATTGGACTAGTCTTAGGTCCATATCCCTTATGTAGTAAATTACTTTTAAAGACTTTAGCTTCCGATTCAAAGTCTTGATAAAAACTTTCATTAATTTCAGTTCCCCCGTCATTGTTATGCAAATTATATAATATACTTAGGTAGTTGTCATCTTCCTTATCCTTATGAATTAAGCTATTTTGATTAGGTAAATACATATTCCACATAAATCTTTCTACAAAAAGTTCTAAATTTAGTTCTTCCCCTACTTTATAAGTAACAATTTTAGCAACAGTATTTAAAAATAATTGCCTTGGATCATTTTGAGAAATATAACTAAAACCTAAATTTTTATTTTTATAAAAAATATTGTCGTAAATTTGATCTTTAGAATAATCAAAAGCTAAAGACCATTCAACATTTGTGCAAAGATGTTGAATAACTTCTTTATTAAATTTTTTAGGTAATATGTTTTTAATTAACTTTGTTTCCATTCGCACTCTTCGTGCTCAATGTTATAGTCATACTCCTGGAAAGATCCAGCATTAAAAGGCATTAGATACCTTTTAATTTAGGATTTATGACGTTTTCTGTAGCTCTGGGTCTGCTTCCTCTTTCAAGAAACATTTTCTTTAATTGAGCTTTTAAATTTTTTTCTTTTGTAACTGCAGTTGCAGGTGCTCTTAAATCTTTATTATTCATGCTGGTTCTCCTATTTCAACACATCTAAATTTAATAAAATACTTTTCTTTAATGACATCTTCTTTTCCTAATGCCATTACGATATTATGGCTTTTTTTGTAACCTTTTTCAAGACACTCGAAATAGTTAGGATAATAGCCGCCTTCTAGAGGCGGCATGCATACACCTTCAATGTAAGAGCACAATAATATCTGTAACATATATTTCATTATTTACTCGCTATGTTTATAATTTTACCATTTTTAACAGTAGCCATAACTTTTACACATTGATAGACAGCATTGTTAGAGTTTCTACTTG